AACATGTTAGCTGAAGCAGGACAAGACCCCAATAGGCATAGCGCAGGTTATATTAATGTAACTAGACTTGCAGATGGTAAAGCAGCTATAGAATGAAAATTATAGAAAAAAACGAATACATCGATTTATATGACTGGTCGTCTTTGATTAAAGACGAAGACAACCAGCAGATGAAAGATATTATTAAAAGCATCATTGATTCTGGAAACTATTTCACTAACAGTCCAAAATACCAAACTAAACAAAACTTGTTTGGTCGAGACGAAAGAGTTTTTTTAAAAATGAGACAAAGTTTCATTTATAGTTGTTTTATGTTCTTGGATCGAGAAGTTAGAATTAAAAATATTATGAGCTGGTCGTTTATGACCAATAACGAAACGGTTGAAGATAGAGATAATCTTTGGCATAACCATCATATAAGCGATAACAACGGCACCACAGATACATTAAGCGGACTTTGGTACATACACATTCCAAAAATTGAAAACATAGATATTGCAGGAACTGAATTTTCTGAAAATCCTGCACCAAATTTTGAAAAGACTTACTTCCTAAAACCAAACAATTTGACTTGGAGTATATATCCTAGTAAACTGTGGCACAGGCCCGGTATTTGTGATACAAATGAATATCGTTTTGTTTTTGCTGCAGACATGGAATATTACAAATGACATACATTTTGGTTGATACAGCCAATACATTCTTCCGTGCTAGACATGTTGTACAAGGTTCTAGCGACATTAAACTTGGTATGGCTTTCCATATTACCTTTAACAGTATTAAAAAAGCATGGAACGACTTCAACGGTTCCCATGTAGTATTCTGTCTCGAAGGTCGTTCTTGGCGTAAGGACTTTTACGAGCCCTACAAACGCAATCGTGCAGAAAGTCGTGCAGCACTAACTCCTAGAGAACAAGAAGAAGACAAACTATTCTGGGAAGCATTTGACGAGTTTAAAACATTTATTTCTGAAAAGACTAACTGTACAGTACTACATCATCCTCAGCTAGAAGCCGACGACTTAATTGCTGGATTTATTCAGTCACATCCAAAAGATAAACATGTTATTATCAGCACTGACAGCGATTTTTATCAGCTCATTGCCCCAAACGTAAGTCAATATAACGGTGTCCAAGAACATCATATTACACACGAAGGAATCTTTGATGCCAAAGGAAAAGTTGTCGTCGATAAAAAGACGAAAGAACCAAAAGCAGTTCCAAATCCAGAATGGCTCTTGTTTGAAAAATGTATGCGTGGTGATACCAGTGATAATGTCTTCTCAGCGTATCCAGGTGTGCGTGTTAAAGGCACTAAAAACAAAGTGGGTCTTACTGAAGCGTTCGAAGATCGTAAAAGCAAAGGATTTTCGTGGAACAATCTCATGCTTCAGAGATGGGTTGACCACGAAGGAAAAGAACATCGTGTCTTAGAAGACTACGAACGCAATCGCAGACTAATCGACTTGACACATCAACCCGACGACATTAAAGAGCTGATTAAAAAAACTATTGAAGTTGATTGTGTTCCAAAAGATATAAGTCAAGTTGGTATACGTCTTCTTAAATTCTGCAATACTTGGGATATGAAAAAAATTGCAGATAATATACAGCAGTATGCCGAGCCTTTCCAAGCAAAATATCAAGGAAAATAATATGTCACGTGTATATCTAATTAAACCTTTAGAAAAGAAAAGTATTGAATGGTGCGTGGAAATGTTCCGTGAAAATACCAACGGTAGTATTAGCTGGTTTAATATGACCGAAACTTATCGCTGGGGCCAAGGGTTCATCGAAGGCGATATGGATGTAAATCTGCCTTACGAAGGAGATACTGTTGTATATTGTAAAAACGATTGCGGTTGGGGTAGCGAATTCGAAGACAGCATTCATATTGAATGGGAATTTAGTGATGATTTAACCGAAGAAGATCAAGAACACATTAAAAATTGCTATTACAACGGAGATCCTAATGACGAAAATGTTCCGGATATAGGCGGAGCTGCATGGTTATTTGATGGCACTCATGACTGGCAAGTCGAAGACGACTACATTATGGTACACGGTCCTTACAAAATTAGTCTTTGCGAAGAAGATGGAACTGTTATAGAAGAAGATGTTAAATTAAAACCGAGGCCCGACCCAAGGACTAGCTGGCCATGGAGTGAATCAAATCCAAAACCGGAGGATCTATGAAGTGCGAATTTTGTGGTGAAAACATTAAAATAACATGCGACTGGCGGCAAGGACGTTGTCCACACAGAACGCCTATGTTAACCGACTATCACTTCAGATATTACAACCTTGTCCAGTGGATTAAGGGCATTTTTAAAAGATAAATATATGCGTACATTACTAAGGTGCTTTCGAGGCCTAGTATAAGGAGACTATAATGACAGAGATACATGCAAAACCCATCGTCGAAGGAAAATTTTGGATCGTTGAACAAGACGGTACAAAAATTGCCACTTTGCATAAAAAAGAAAATAACAAATTCATCTTAAGTAGTACAAACGGCGAAGTTATGTTTAATAAAAAAGATGATCTAACAAAGCAGTTCGGAAAAGAATTTTTCTTAAAAAGCGAAAAGGTAAAAGTAACTGCAACAGAACCAAACGAATGCCACGGTTATCCAACTAGTTGCAAGCCTTACAATCCAATGTACGATGTGCAACGTCGATTGCCATTGTTTACAAAATCAAACGCCAGTAAGAGTTTATACTGTGCAGGTTATTACATTATCAAATTTGATAAAGGTTGGGTTAAAAGTCATTGCCCGAAACTTATCACCATTGAACGTTATCCATTTAAAGGACCGTTTAAAACTGAAATAGAGATGAAACAGGTCTTAGCAAATGCAAAATCAAGTTAATCTAACTCCGATAACTCAGTTTATACAACAAGTTCGTTCGGCAGAACAAACACAAAGCAAAGAAGTAAAGATAAGCATTCAACAAGCAAGAATGCTTGTCTTAGCTTTAGCTGAATGTATGGACAAGTTAAATCAAGATCACGAAACGCTATTAAATGAATTAAAACGCAGTTTTGAAACAGATGTAATTAACGTTTCAATGGATGGAGGCGGCTTCGGAGATCAGAAATAAAGGATAAATATATACGTAGTTAATGTGGAATTACGTATATGAGCAGACCGAAGCCAAAAGTTTTATTAGAATACACTAATAAAAAAACATACAAATCAGAACAAATTTTAGAAGCAGACGCTATATGGGCTGTGTTCTATCGTGGCGAGCCTTTCAATCTAAAGAGCTTTAACAGCCTTACTAGTTATCCAGGACCTAAATACAAGAAGGTATCGTTTTCTAATCCTGGCCACGCACACAACCTTGCAAAAAAATTAAATCTTACTTTTGGTGTAACTGACTTCCAAGTAGTAAAATTAACAACCGGCACAATTATCAAATGATCGGACGCGATGTTCTTACTAAAATTTTTTTGAAACAATGGGGTAAGAGCACAGATGATGCTAATGTAAAACTTTATTCCCACAAATGGTGGCAATCGAATCGAGTTAATAAACAATCTGCATTTCGTTTAAGTGAAGAAGGTTTTGAATTTTTGATAAACGAGCTTCAATTAAAAAGTTACGAAATACCATTTACCGAACCAATTGAACTAAGTCCCCAGACAATTATATTTTTGGAAAAATATATTGATTGTCCTTATTTCCTAACAAACCAAAGTATTACTGTTTTTTCAGAAAAAAAGAGTTTTGAACTGTACTTGTTTTCGGACGATATTAGGAAATTTGGGCTTATAAAAGCCATGAACGAACGCCAGAAAGATTTGGACGCAGAAGAAAATAGTTGACAAGGCCCGAGAATTCAACTACAATACATACATAGCGTATAAATTTCATCCGCCCACTTTTGAAAGGTACTAAAATGGCAGAAATCGTAAGTCGAACCGTTGGCCCTAAAGGCGCTAAAAAATCTCTCCGTAAAGCATTTAAAAATAAACGTCCAATTTTCCTGTGGGGTCCTCCGGGCATTGGCAAATCGGACATTATTAAACAACTTGGCGAAGAGCTCGATGCTCATGTAATCGACGTTCGTCTTTCTCTTTGGGAACCTACTGATATTAAAGGTATTCCTTACTTTGACTCGAACACTAATAAAATGGTGTGGGCTCCTCCTTTGGAACTGCCCGACGAAGCACTTGCAAGTCAACACAAGCAGGTTGTCCTGTTTATGGACGAAATGAACTCTGCCGCTCCTGCTGTACAGGCCGCAGCATATCAGCTAGTTCTTAACCGTCGTGTTGG